AATCAGTTATAGTGTTAGGAATGCCCATTTTTAGTAATGGCAAATAGTTATAATAATCTAACTACTTAATAATAGGAGCTTGTTATTTTTTATTTTAGTAGGGGAGGAACTTGTTGTGGAACATAAATATAACTCGGTTACGCTTGAAGCGGAAATCGAACTTTTTGAGGGCACCGAAGAGCTCAAACAGGAAGTTGCTTCAGTAGTACAGTTTCCAGAAAATAAAACTCCAGATATGTTATTCTTTGCCGGTATTTTTGTGTCATCTGGAGAGAATTTAAATAAAGCATTTTTTATGCCCTCGGAACTTATTAAATCACGTAATAGTATTAATAACAAGGCGTTAGATATTGAGCACGATGAGACACAGATTGTCGGGCATATATATTCAAGCGTTTTTGTAGATAGACATGGAAATAAACTTGACATTAATGTCCTGCAAGACATGAAACAAGATGAACTTGAAAAGATGGATATAGATGTTATGATTGCGGGAATTATATATAAAAGTAGATTTCCAGAACTTGCTAATGAAGTAAAAGAAAATAAATGGAAATTATCTATGGAAACCTATTTTCAAGATTATGATATTAAAATAGGAGACCTTATATTATCAAAGAAAGAAGCTGAAGTTTTAGGTCTGGCGTCCGATAATGTATTGGGTCGTATAGCAAGGGTTTTAAAAAAGGGGAAGGAAATAGCAAAGGGAGAAATTGCTCGAGTATTAAGAAATTTGATGTTTTCTGGATGCGGGTTAGTTAAAAACCCAGCTAATCCCAGATCAATTATTTTAGAAACAGCTAAGAAAAAAGAACTGGAAGAGGGGGAAATAGTAGTGGAACTCGAACCCGTTGAAAAGGAAAATGCCGAATCTATTGTAACATCTCCGACATCTATTCAAGGTGGTCCGGACAGCTATGATATACGTACTCAAACTAGTCCTGGTATTTGCGTAAGTTATAAGAGACGTGTTATTGATGCTACTTATGAAGGGCCGGATGCTAAGGTTTTACATAATGATTGGTGCATGCTTTACGATACTGGATGTACTTCACCTTCTAGGGGGGCAGATCATCCAGATTGTATTAGAAATAAAGTGACAAATATTGCTAAGAATTATACGCAAAGCAAGTTAGAAGAATTGAATGCTAAAGACAAACGAGGCAGTCTTTTGACTCAATTGAAAAGCTTGTTAGGATTTTAAATTTTAAAATAGGAGGAAATCGCTCATGCCACAAGCACTAACAGGTTCAAGAAGAAGTATGCCTAAAGTTGTTAGGGTAAATGCTGCTGACGGTGAAGCTGTATTGTATAGAAATTTAGGCAACGGTCGCAGACTCCCTTTCATGTGGGGCACAACAGTTACATTGGCATCCGGTACCACTTCAATAGTGGTGTCTAGCGGTGTTTCATTTAATGCTCATGATGTTTCTGCTGGAATTGTAGTAGTAACTCCACTATCGGCTACTGGTGCTGCTTTGACTTATTATATAAGCAAAAACGTTAGTACTAATGTTGTTTCGTTGGTATCCACTGGTGGTCCCGCGGCAGATTGTGAGTTTGATGTTATGATTATGTTGGGTACTGGTTATGACTTTTTGAGTACTCATACCAACCAGATTTGGAGTTAATGATATATAATTATTTTATATATTGAATTGGGCCGAGGAAATGGATATTCTAATTATTAATACGAGGTTGGTAGTTGATTTTAAGTAGTTAAAAATTATTATAGGGAGGTTTAGTTTATGTCCGATAAACTTACTCAAGATATTCAGATTGAAGTTGATAAGATCTTTAAGCAGAAAGAAGAAGTTGCTATGAGGAAACAGACTGAGGAAGCTTTAAATAAGTCAGCTGAAAAAATAAATGAACTGGTTGCATCTTTAGAGGCAAAAGATGAAGAACTCAGTACGTCTATGTCTAAGCTGGAAGAGCTTGAATCCACTGTTTCTGAACTTTCTACTGCTAATAAAGAACTCGAAGAGAATCTTGAGAAAGCAACCTCTGATTTTGAAGCTGAAAAGGGTGAATTAACAAAAAGAGCGGAAACGGCGGAAGAAGAGCTTGAGAATATGAAGAAGGATCAGCTTGCACAAGCTAGATTTGCAGAACTCAAGGATGAAGGTGTTGCCGCTGCTGAGGAAAAAGCTGTGGAAGATCAGGTTGCTAAGATTCGAGAAATGGAAGATGAAGATTTTGAAGCTTACAAAACAGATCGTATTGAATTACGTAAATCTGTTATTGCTGAGCTTGAGTCATCCTCTGAAGAAGAAACTGCTGAGGAAGAGACCACAGAAGAAACTGCTGAAAAAGAGGAGACCTCTGAAGAGGTATCTGAAGAGAAAGCAGAATCTGAGGAAGAAACCAAGGCTGAATTAGAGGACGAAGAAGAAGCTGCTGCTGATTCTGAAGATCCGATAAAACCGATGAAAGCTATGGCTGCTCTATTTAATATGGAAACCGTTCCTGGTAAAGATATGCTTAAAAAGTATGGTGAACTAGGAAAGGCGATGGCTAAAAATTTTGGTAGAGTAGAGAAAAGCGAGTAATCGTTGTAAAATATAGTTAAGGAGGAAAGGTAATTATGTTTATTCCTAGACATCCTGTTGTAGAAAATCAATTTTGCCAATTTGCGGCAACTACGATTTCTGGGGGTACCGGTAATGTTCTAGCTTATGCTGGATCAGCTTGTTATCTTGATACTTCTCAGAATGAAGCAACTGTAAAAATTTATGCTGCTAATGAAAATAGGCAGTGCTTTGGATTTTTGATGCAAAAAGTAAAGAATGGTTACCATTCGCTTCATCCATCTGGGTTCATGATGCCTGGAGATCTTGGATCTTCTGATGTTATTGCGCAGCCTAGTTATGATAGCAATGGTATTATTACTGGTTCAAAAGCAGCTCCTGTAGGCGTTGCCCATATGGGTATATGGGATACTATTCATTATTATGGTAGTGGCGCTTTAGCCGCAGGTACTGCTATGTTTGTACGTCAGAGTAGTTTGTCAGAACTCTGTGATTCAGGTGCTACTCAGAATACTCAGACTAACACCGCACTTACAGGTGTTCTTGCATATGTTCTTAAGGGAGCAAGTGCTGCACAAGTTACTGCTAATAATAACAATACTACGCTTTACCCTATTAGGGTTAAACTCATGGTTTAAAAATCAAGGAAAGAAGTATGGATTAAAGCACATTTTGGTGCATCCAAAACTACTTGAGGGAGGAATGTTAGGTTATGGATAGAAAAGAAATGCAAGATCTGTTTAAGGCTACTGCTGCCATTAATACTCCAGAGGGTTTGATGGCTTACAAAGCGTTTGCCGCTGCTCTAACAACTCCGATCCTTCAAGCTATAGAGAGAGACTCCATCATGAGACAGCTATTTGCTGTTGAAAGGCTAGGACCTGGGGCACAGGCTAGTTATCCTGTTGCCGAAGATTTTGAAATTCCTGTATGGGTATTACCAGGTCTTGGTTATGTTGCTCAGAACTTCATCGAGGGTATTGGAGAAGAAGTATATGTTCCTACATTTACCATCGATGCGTCTGGTGACTGGAAACTCACTTATGCGAGGGATTCGAGGATTGATATTGCGGCTAGAGCTGCTGAAAAAGCTGCTAAAGCTATGGCAGATTATGAAGAAGAGTGCGGTTGGAGAGTTATTCTGCCCGCGGCTACTTCGAGATTTTTTGGAAAGGGATTGCTTGGCTCACGTCCTGCTCCTATTTATGAAATTAATCCTGCATCTACCGGTGCTGGATATCTTTCAAAAGAGCTTATTAACAAAATGATTGTTGGTTTTAAAAGAATTGGTCGAACTCTTACCGATCTGTATGTATCCCCGGAAGATGCTGCTGATATTCGTGAATGGACGGATACAGATATTGACCCAGTAACTAGAAGAGAAATCTTTCAGGCTGCTGGTATGGGAAGTATTTGGAATGTAGCCCTTCATGAGATACAGCATCTCGGAGCCACTGGTTTGTATAACATTAATGGAAGCACTTCAGCTTATGGTAAATTCCTAGCTGATAGTGGTACTGAAGCATATAATTCATATACTTTGGATAATCCTAATGTTACATCTGCTGATGGTACTGTAAGTACTTTGGGAGAGACTCAGGTAATCGGTTTCGATCTTAGTGTTAATGATTCTTTGGTTATGCCTATTCGTAAGGAGTATGAAGCTTATGACGATCCTACCCTTCTTAGAGTCCAGAAAGCTGGTTTCTTTGGTTGGGAAGAAATTGGGTTCGCATGTCTTGATCCTCGTATGCTTGGTATGGGAGTCATTGATAGATCATTATAATATTAAATGTTAACGTGCTCTATCTGTTAAGGTAGAGCACGGTTTTTAACGGAGAAGGTTATATGTACTTAGCTTTAGAAATTATTAGTGTTATAATTTTAATTGAAGCTATAACTAATATCTTAACTAAGTCTGATATATTTAGACCGTTAAGGGAATATTTGTTTGAAAGTGATAATAAGATATTAACATTTATTCACAATATATTAGATTGTCCCTATTGCACGTCAGTGTGGGTGAGCTTATTCAGCATAATAATGCTGTATTTATACATTAATAACCTATTGCCACATATACTGGCGTGGTTTTTTATGGGGCTAGTGCTACATAGATTGTCGAATATTTTAC